ACGACATTCGCGGCGACCGCGAAGACCTGATCGAAGCGATCACCAACACCAGCCCCGAGAAGACCCCTGTGGTTTCCTCGTTCGGTCGCGCCACTGCCACGAACACCTATCACGAGTGGCAACGTGACAGTCTGCGTTCGGCCAACAAGGACAACGCCGCCATCGACGGTGACGACGCCACGCCTTCGGCCCGCTCGGCGACCAACCGCGTCGCGAACTACTCGCAGATCTTCCAAGACACCATCGCCACCTCTCGCCGCGCCAACCGCGTCAAGAAGGCTGGCCGCAAGTCCGAGCAGGCCTACCAAGTCGCCAAGGCTTACAAGGAGCTGCAACGCGACATCGAGGCCATGGTGCTGTCGAACAACGCTGCCGTCGCTGGCAACGATTCGACCGCATCGAAGTCGGCAGGCGCTGGCGCGATGATCTACAGCAACATCTCCAGCGGTTCCGGCGGCTCCACTCCGTCGCACACTTCGGGCGCTGCGACCACTGCTCCTACCGCTGGCACCAACCGCACCTTCACCGAAGCTCTGCTGAAGACCGTCGCGCAGTCGGCCTTCTCCAACTGCGGCGAAGTGCCTCCGATGGTGGTCATGTCGCCGTCGCACAAGTCCACGTTCTCGGGCTTCGATGGCATCGCTGTCAACCGCTTCCAAGTGGGCAAGGGCGAGCAAGGCCGCATCGTCGGCGGTGCTGACGTGTACATGAGCGACTTCGGCGAAATGGAGATCGTGCCTCACTACCTGATGGTGGGCTCGAACACCGTGTTCGGCTTCAACCCCGACTACGCCGCCATCGCCTACTTGGACGGTTTCAACAAGCAACCTCTGGCCAAGACCGGCGACAGCGACAAGGAGCAAGTGCTGGTTGACTGCTGCTTGGAGATGACGGCTGAAAACGCCCACTTCAAGATTGCCGACCTGACCGCCTAAACGGTCTGACGCGATCGACAAGGCCCCTTCGGGGGCCTTTTCCTTTTGGGGTCTCCAATGTCTGAAGGCTTTACTGAAAACGTCTCGTTTGTCGATGACGTGTCCAACGGCGTCAAAACGACTTTGCACTTTCAGGGCGATCAACTGTTTGTCCAACGAGAGTACGACGCAACGCCTTGGATTGAAGCTGCAAAGGCGGCGAGGGCCGAGACGGCTGGCGAGCGATGGGGGGAGGGCCGAACTGTCGGTTACCTGCCACCAGCCGAGCATGGCCGCTTTCTGCTTGAGACACGCGGATGGCCCCAAGAGGAAAAGCGCAAATGGATTCGTGCGTTTTTTCAGCAGCGCCCGGATTTGGTCACCTTTGAGAAGTACCTGCTCAAATGAACTACGGTGAACTCAAAACCGCTGTCACGTCTTGGGCCAGCCGGTCGGATGTCGTGGCCGCTGACATGGTGGCTTTGGCCGAGGCTGAGATTCGCCGTGATGTGCGGGTGATCGCTCAGGAAGAGATTGTTACCGGATCGCTTGTCGGTGGGCGCTTTGCTGTGCCTGCTGACTTCCTTGAGTCGCGTCAGTTGCTCATTGGCGGCAAGCTCTACAGCTTCGTGACGCCTGAGCAATATCAGATCGAGCAGGAGATGCAGACCACGAGCCGCTACTTCACGCGGATCGGTGGTTACTTCTATGTTGTCCACGGTGACGCAGAAGCCTATTCGCTTCTGTACTGCGCCGCCTTTGATGCGCTGTCGGCTGACGCTGACACGAATTGGCTGTTGACGAACGCGCATGACGTGTACTTGTTCGCCGCCATGAAACATGCCGCGATCTGGCTCAAGGACTCCGCATCGGCTCAGGGCTATGGCGCTGTGTATGACGCCGCCGTGGCGAAGCTGAATGGCTCCGACAAGGCTGCGCGGATGGCTGGTCAATTGACCGTTCGGGCGCGGGTGGTTGCATGACACCGCTTCTCGGCTTCTCTCCCGACGTTGAGCCGACGACGCCTGGCGCGCTCATGGCGTGCTCTGCGCTGATTCCTGACGCCAAGGGGATGAGGGCTGCGCCGAGTGCTGCCGATGCTGGTTTGTCGGCGTTGGCTGCTGCGTGCCGTGGTGCTGCTGTGACTCGCAACCTGTCGGGCAATTCGCGGCTGTTCGCTGGCACGGCGTCGAACGTGTACGAGTTGAGCGGCACGACCTGGACAAGTCAAAGCAGCGGGCACACGCTGGGCTCTGATGATGTGTGGCGCTATGTGTCGTTTGGCAATGACGCATTGGCTGTGTGCTCGTCTGTCGGCCTGCTTCGCTCTACGGGTACGACGTTCTCCGCTGTGGCTGGTGCGCCTGCTGCGAAGGTGATCGCGGTGGCGCAGGGCTTTGTGATGCTTCTGAATCACGGCACGACTGCTGACGGCTGGAAATGCTCGGGCTACCTGGATGTGACGACGTGGACGCCTTCTGTTTCGACTCAATCGAGCGAAGGCCGGTTGATTGAAGGGCAGGGCGCTATCACTGCTGGCCTGCGGATGGGTGACACCATCGTTGCCTACAAGGAGCGCGGCATTTTCGTCGGCATCTACGTCGGCGGGGATGTGGTTTGGCAATGGACGATGCCTGTCGGTGATGTGGGCTGTGTTGGCGTTGAGGCTGTGGCCGATACCCCTCGCGGCCATGTGTTCGTCGGGTCGGACAACGTGTATTTGTTCGATGGTCACCGGGCGACGGCTGTTGGTGACCAGATTCGCCAATGGTGGATTGACAATTCTTCGGCGCAGTTTCGCTATCGCACGAAGCTGATGTGGGATCGCGATAACGCATTGGTATGGATGTTCTATCCGGGCGTGAACTCGTCTGAGTGCGACCGGACGTTGGTCTTTCATGTGCCGTCTGGTCGCTGGGGTGTGTCTGATCTGACCGTTGAGGCAGTGCTGAACTACACCAGCCAAGGCATCACCTACGACTCTGGCGCGTCGCTTGGCTACACATACGACTCAGGCCCGGCGTTTTCGTATGACTCTCCATTCTGGTTGGCGTCGAAGTCCAATCCGGCCATCTTCTCGACCGATCACAAGATCAAGTCTCTAACCGGCATCCCCGGTGAATCGTCGTTCACGACTGGCGACTATGGCGACGAGACGCAAAGCACGTTTCTTGGCCGCGTCAACGTCAGGTGGTCGCGCATCCCTGATTTGGCTACTTGTCAGGGCTACACCAAAGAGACAAGCGGCGGCGTGAGCACTGAGGGAAGTTTGGCTACGTTCGATGGCTCCAAGTTCGCCATGCGTCAGACCGGGCGCTTCCATAGCGTGACCGTGACCATGAACGGTGATGGCCGTTTGTCTGCTGTTGATCTGAAGTTGCAGCCTGCGGGGGTTCGATGAAGAAGCTCCCAATTGAGCCCCGCCTTCCTTCTGGTGGCGGGATGGTCCAGCGCATCAATGAGCTGTTCCGGGCTGTGGCGCTGTCCGTCAATGAGTTGATCGACCAGACCGCAACGCCTCTGAGCGTGTCGGCTGTGACGGTCGGCGCGTCTCCATTCGATTACACCGCGCCGCGCGATGGGTTTGTGTCCATCGTTGGCGGAACGGTGTCGGCTGTTGCGTATGTCCGTGAGGGTGTTTCTACCTCTCTCGGTGTGGTGACTGTTGTGCCTGTCAAGCGTGGCGATACGGTGCGGATCACCTACACCGTGGCCCCTACTGTGGTGATGGTCTGATGGTTGAGTTGATCGTTGTTCCGCCCATCCATGTTGATCGGGCGTGGAAAGAGGGCGCGTATCGCCTGGCCGAGTCTGTCGAGACATCGGGCGGCGAGATCACAGCCGATCAGCTCAAGATGATTCTTGCCCGTGGTGAGCGAATCCTGATCCGCATGGATCGAGACAAGGAGCCCGTCGGCTGGGGTGTGGTTCGTGTGGATGCCTTGCCAAACGCCCGAATCCTGCATGTGTGCTCGATGTACGCGCCCGGCGCAGCGTTCCAAGAGTTCTTTGACGCCTTGAAGGGGATGGCTGAGGCCAATGGTTGTTTGCGGATTCGCTGCGCTGCTCAGGCTGTGCAGGCGCGTCTGTACCAAATGAAATGCGGCTTCAAGCCGGTGTACCAAGTCCTAGAGGTCGAGGTGTGATGATGAATCGTCGTGAGTTGTACGCGGCTGGCTTGCCCTTGGGTGAGTCTGTGACGCGCCGTGAGTGTGGTCGCTTGATCTGCGGTGATGGCGGCGGCGGCGGTGGTTCTTCGACCACTTCCCAAGGTCTTGATCCTCGCCTGTATCCGCTGGTTGACACGTTCACATCTCAGGCTCAGAAGGTCGCTGAGACGCCTTGGCAGGCATACACCGGCAACCGATTCGCCGGGATGAACAGCGACCAGAATCAGGCGCTCGACATGATCCGCCAGCAAGCCGGATCGGGCGTGCAGGGTCAGGCAGAAAGCGCCCTCGGCTCGTTCCTTCAGGGTGGGCAGGAAAACCCGTTCCTCACGCAGCAGATTGCCAAGGCTCAAAGCGAGAC